CGGCGAGCGCCGCCCAGGAGTGCGCGGAGAGCAGCGCGACGAGCGTCGCGGGGTCGACGAGCGCGCCGTCCTGCGCGAGCGCCGTCGAGGGGAGCAGGATCACGAGCAGTCCGATGACGAGTCCGAGCATGCAGTCCTCCTCGGCGGCCGTGCCGCCGGTCGTGGTCAGTCGCGCGACGTCGACGACAGCCCGTGCGCTGGCGTGTCCACCTGCAAGCCGAGCAGCCGGTCGATCTTCTTGGACATGTCCTTGATGGTGCTCCGCACGTCTCCGAGCACCTCGCGGGTCGCGTCGTGCTCGGCGGCGAGCTGCGTCTGTGCGCGCTCGACGGCGATGATCTCGCGCCGCGCCGCCTCCGCCACGGCCTCAGCCTGCTGCACGCGGTGCTCGTAAAGAGCGAGCTTCGATGCCCGCTCGATCGCGGTGCGTCGGTCCGTCTCGCACTTCGCGGACTCGTCGACGATCCGCGACTCAGCCACGGCGAGGCGCTGCGTCAGCGCGCCGATGCGCACGCCGGCCGCCAGCAGGGCGACGAGCGCGCCGCCGAGGGCCGAGATCGCCGCGATGCCGGCGCTGGCCAGGCTCATGTCGCTCACGGCCACCTCCCGACGGCACGGCGGTAGACCTCGTCGATATACGCGGCCGAGCGCGCCACGTCGCACACGCGCCACCGGCTGTAGAAGCCCGTGGCGTTCCCGAGCCCGTACGACTTCCCGAGCCGCCACTTGCCGCCACCCCAGGAGATCGCCGAGTAGGAGAGCGCGGTGGGAAGCTGCATCCCGTCGACGTAGACGCGCCCAACCCCGCCAGTCCACGTCACTGCGAGGTGCGTCCACTCGCCTCGGCGCATCGTCGCGGAGTACTTGTAGGGATTGACGATGATGTTCCCGGAGTCGCCGATGTTGACGCACAGCTCGTAGCCGTTGCCGTACGACCCGAGCCACACGCGGAGCGCCTCGTTCGGCCAGGTATCGTCCTTCGAGACCACGAGCCCGGATTCGAGCATCGGTCGGAACCAGCCGTGGACGGTGCCGTCCGCGTTGTCGCCGATCCCGGTGTCGGCCGACTCCAGCCCGGAATCGAATTCATTCGCAGCGAGGATGCAGCGATCCCCGTGCATCGACCCGCCGCGCGTGACGATGGGTGGAGCCGCGCCGCCTCCGTAGCCGACCAGGTCCACGTTCCCGAGCGTGTCGAGCCACGGCGTCCCCAGGTCGTCGAGCTTCCACTCGATGATGTCGTTCGCGTCGATGGCGACGACGCGCGAGGGGGCGCCGCCGACGCCGGCGACGGCCGCGTCGGTGTACGCCTCCGCCGTCGCGAGCGCCGCGTCGAGCTGCCCCTTGTTGATGGCGCTCGACGGGAGCGTCCCGTCGGCGACGCCGGTGATCTCCTGGCTGTTGACGTCGATCGTCGCGTCGGCCGTCGCGAGCGCGGCGTTGACCGCGGTGAAGTCGACGACGTCGCCGCCGCCGCCGGCCGCGAGCGCGTCCTCGAGCTTGCGCAGGTTCGCTTGCAGCGGGCCCGCCGCACGCCGAGCCGCGTCGAACTGCCCGGCCTCCAGGAACGCGATGTCGCGCACGCCGTTCGGAGAGCGAACCTCGACGCCGCAGAGCTCGTCGACGAGCGTCGACGTCGCGCCGCCGAGCACGACGAGCCGGAAGAGGAGCTTCCCCCACCAGCCGCCGCCGGGCAGGTCGAACGCGGGCGGGTCGCCGTTGCCGACGTACTGGTAGACCGTGACGGCCTGCTCCGCGATCGTCGTCGTGACGGTGGACCACCCGGCCGGGCACGCGAAGCCTGAGGGGAAGCTCGCGATCTGCCACTTCGTCGGCGGGTTGCCCCAGCCGACCTTCGACACGGCCGAGAGCGCGATCGTGGCGCTGTCGTCCGTCGTGGTGTGCCCGCCGGAAGCGGGCGCGCCGCCGTTGACGGAGACGAGAAGCTGCGCGGATGCGGACGCCATGAATGCTCCCGAGGTGACAGCGCGCGCGCCCGTGGCTACGCTCGCCGGTGAGGAGGTCGAGGGATGCGGTGGCTAGTGGCGGTGGCAGTCGTGCTTGCGGGATGCGGCGGCGCGGACGACGGCGAGGAGGTGTTCGGGGCCGACGCGAGCGCGACGCACTACGGGCCGAGCGGGCTGCCGGATTGCGTGACGACGTGCGACAAGGACCGACGCGTCGAGTGCAGCGTGCCCGGCAAGTCGAAGGCCGAGCTTGAGGGCATGTACTCCGTCGTGGAGACCTACGAAGAGAGCGGCACGACCAAGACGGTGAAGTTCAGCGCCGAGGAGGAGCCGCAACACACGAAGTACGGCGACGGACTCGTGACCCATCTGTGCTTCGTCCCAGGCAGTCGGGTCGAGTTCGTCTCGAAGTGACTACGCGAGCTTGCCGCCAGCGAAGCGCCACGAACCGGAGTGGAACACGAAGTCGACGAACGTGAATGCCGCCGTTCCGTCGATCGTGGCGACACCGCTCGAATCCTCGCGAGCGAAGATCAGGTTCTCGTTCGTGCCGGCGCTCGTGCTAGCGAATCGCAGACACGCACCTTCCAACGGGACAGGCGCCGTCGAAGACCGCAGCGTGTAGGTTCGCGGCGAGGTCAGCTCGGCGAGTAGCCACACGTCTTTCTCGACGCCGTAGGTCTGCCCGTCGGCGTCGGTCGTGCTGCCGACTCGCCCGCACGTCTGCGCGTTGCTGCCGCTCTTCACGTGCTTGCCGGTCTGCGTGTACGTGCCCGAGACGGTGAGCGTGCCCGCGACGTCGAGCGCGCCGCCGACCTCGACGTCGCCCGCGTGCGACACGGTGGCGAGTTCCTCCGTCGTGAAGCTGCCGTTTGCCTTGACGATGATCTCGGCGCTCGCGCCGCTGGTCTGCAACGTGCCCGTGAGGTTGTGCGTCCCGCCGAGCGTCGACGTCGAGCCGGCCTCGGTCGTGAGCGTCCCGTCGCTCTTGACCGTGACGTCGCCGTGAAGCGTCATCGGCACGGCGTTGGAGAGTGTGAACGAGCCGTCGCTCTGCGTCGTGAAGCCGGCCAGCGTGACGACCGACGTTTGCGCCGCGGCGATCGTGCCATCGACGGCAAGCGTGCCGCCGGCGCGGATCTTTACGTACGCCCCCGCGTCGACGTAGAGCTTGCCGCCGCTGATGACGTGGTGCCCCGCGCCGCCGTTCGAGTCGGCGCCCGCGTTCGACAGGTGCGTGGTGCCCGCGAGGTTCGTCGTGCTGCCGCTCGCGGCCGACCACGTGCCACCCGACTCGACGCCGCCGAGGCTGCCGTCCGCGATGGCGAACACGCCGGGGTTGCCCGCGCCGTCGCCGATCGCGAGCATCGCATCCCAGATGTGCAGGCCTTCGCCGCCGATGATGATGCGCGAGGTCGGCGCCCAGGCGCCGCCGTCGCGCGCATTCAGGGCCGCGCTCTGATGGTCGTCGAAGACCTCCATCTCATCGTCGGTGAGCTGGGACAGCGCGAGCCACATGCCCGGCGCGCGGACTCGATCGAAACCGGCCATGGTCTACCTCAGGGGATCGCGGCGAAGAGGTGCAGATTCAAGAGCGACTGGTTGAGCAGGAACGGTCCGCCGCTCGTGACAGCCCACGTCGAGACGCCGCGCGCCGCGCGCGCCATGACGTCGTTCGCCTTGCGCCGGGTCTCGGGGTCGGCGGCGCCGGCCGCGGTGAGCACGACGAGCGAGTGGCGCTTCGTCGACTGCCACTGTGGGAAGCTTGCCGTCGTGGCAAGCGAGCCGTCGTCGTGCGCGTTTGCGAACGTAGCCTCGAACGCGCCGACCCCCGCGGCCGTGACGGTGACGCGTTCGCTGCGCGCGCTGTTGCCGGGGTCGACGAGCAGGACGTCCCCGACGAGCACGTCGGTCGGCGGCGCCGGCTGCGGCGACATCGGCACGGGGACGTCGGCGTAGGTCACGACGTGCGAGCCGGGCATGACTGCCGTCGTGAGCTTGACGAGCTTGCGCGGAGTCGACGCGGCGGCGAAGAGAAGCGCTGGGTCGTCCGCCGCCGCGGGCCACATCACCGCGTCGTCGACGTCGGTCGTGCGGTACGCCACGAAGGCGTCGCCGAGCGCGGAGCGGAGAGCGAGCTCGACGTTCGTCTGCGTCGGCTCGATGGGCAGGAGCTTGCGTGCCGCGAGCACGCCGCGCCGGTCGCTCACCGTGTCGCCGGCGGCGGGCACGACGCCGTACTCGCGCTCGCGCTCGGCGAGCATCGCGAGTGCGCCCGACGGCAGCACCTCCGCGCCCGCCTGCAGGAGCGTCGTACGCGCGGCGGCGATTGCGATGCTCTGCGCGTAGAGGTGCGCGTCGAGGCGCGAGCCCTCTTCGGTCGAGAGCTGCCCGCTGTACGACGCGACCGAAGAGCGGTAGATCGACTCCGCGAGCGGCTCGGCGTCCTCGAGACGGAGCAGGCCGCACGGCGTGAAGGCCGAGCAGTGCGGCATGGTCAGCGCACCGTCACGGTGAAGTCGTAGTCGGCCAGCGTGCCCGCGGCGTCGTACGTCACGACGCGCGCGCCCGTGAGCGAACCGTCGGTGACGTACCCCGAGAGCGGCGCCGCGGGCGCGGCGGGCGGCACCCCGCTCGCGTCGAAGTTGAGATCGACGCCGGGCCGCACGCCCGTCGGCGGGAGCTTCGCCGTCGGCCAGAAGACCGCGACGTCGCCCGTGCCATCCTGCACGAGCGAGAAGTCGTCGGTCGTCAGCCGCGTCGACGGCGACGAGAACGCGACCACGGCGGGCACGCCGGCGGCGAACCGGACGCTCACGGTGAGCAGCGGCGCGGCCGCGGCGAGCGCAGCGATCTGCCGCTCGCACTGGTTGATGGCCTGCGCGTTCGGCATCGTCGGGTCGGGCGCGGGCGTGCCGTTGATCTGTTGCGCCCCGCCGACGTCGGCGAGCGACGGGCGGCGCGGGCCGCCGTCGGCGACGTCGAGATCCCAGGTGCACGTGGTCGGCGCGTAGGGGCCCATGGTGTCCTCTCAGAGCGGGAAGGCCGCGAGGTCGGCGAAGGTGAGGAGGTACGAGAGCGCGCCCGGCGTGCCGACCGTCGTCGCGTACGGCACGGTGGGCTCGAGCAGCCGCGCATCGCCGATGCTCGGCAGCGCAAAGATCGGCCCGAGCACGCGATTCGAGAACACGCTGGGCCACGCGGCCGGGCTCTCGGGCTGGCGGCGCTGGCGCTTGCCCGGGTCGGGCAGGACGGCCCTTTGCTCACCGGGGCCGAGCACATCGAAGTGCGCCGCGATGGGAGCGACGAGCGTCGAGAGCGACTCCGACCACGGCGAGATGAGCGCGCCGTTTGCGGGCGTGAACGCCGTGTCGCTCGCCCCGTTCGTCGTGTCGAACGCGAGGTCCCACGACTTGTTCGCGACGATGACGGTGACGCTCGCGATGCGCTTGCGTTTCCAGGTGAGCGTCGCACCGTCGAAGACGCCGATCGTCTGACCGACCTGCGGCGTCGTGGTGTTCGTGCTCGTCGTGGCGCGGAGACCCGTCGCAGAGAGCGCGCCCGCGCTGTTCACGTGGACCTTGCTGCCCGCGACGTAGGCCGGCCACGGCATCGCGTCGGCCCACCCCTGCGCGGAGCGCGACCACGCGACCTGCAGCACTGGCGCCACGGCCTGCGCGGCGAGCGTGCACACGAGAATGCCGTCGTCTGCGGGGAAGCTCGCGACGAGCGCGGCCTCGACGGCCGCGAGCTCGGCCTCGTTCGGCAGGCGCGAGCCGCCCGACATCGCGGGGCGGCGCGTGAACGCGACCCCGGTGGTCCCCGGGCCCTTGATGGCCGGGTACGTGAACGCGGCCTGGACCGCGATGTTCGGCAGCGAACGCACGACGGCCTGATAGGCGGCATCGTTGCCGGCGCTCGGCGGGTTCGTGCGTTTCGCGACGATGCGCTCCTGGAGCTCGGCGTCACTCTCGACCTCGGCGCCGCCGGAGAGGCCCGAGCCGTCCGACTGCTCGACGACGAGCGCCGTCGGGCCCGCGCCGACGGGCGGCGCGAGCCACTGCAGCGACGTCCCCGCGGGGAGGTTCGTGCCGGGCCCGGTGTCGATGCCGATGACCGGCACCGGCTCGCCGTTCGCGTAGGTGCTCGTGACCGTGGCCTTGAAGCGCAGGCCCGACAGCGGGTCACGGAGCGGCGCCCCCGCGAGCACGGTCGCGCCGCCGGCGACGGCTTGCATGGCGACGAAGCCGACGGCGCCGCGCGCGGGCAGGCGCGCCGGGTCGAGGCCCTCGCTCGCTGCGAGCGCATCGAGGCGCTTGCCGTACGTGCCGCGCACGTTCGTCGCCTCGCCGACCTTCTGCGCGTCGGCGTAGACGGGCACGAGCGCGTCCGCCGTCGCGGAGGCGTCGAGGTCGGGCTGCGTCCCCGGCCCGACGTTCGCGAGCGGCTGGCGGAGCGCGTAGGACCGCTTGTAGTTCGCGGCGATCTGGTCGCGCGTGAACACCGCGATCTCTTCGGGGAGGAGCACGTCAGCCATGGGTCACCCGACCTCGACGGTGGCGGTTCGCGTCGCGCCGACGCGGGGCTTGCGGTAGGTCACGGCGACGCGAAGCTGGCCGCTACGCGTGCTCTCCTGCGCGATGCTCTCGATCGCGATGTCGCCGGCGGCGAGCAGATCGGCGAGCGCACGGCGCACGGCGTCCTCGACGAGCCGTTGCGTGTCGGGCGTGCCGAGGTTGCGGATGGTCCGCAGCGTCGAGCCGACGCCGACCGCGTGCGCGATCGCGCCCCTCGCGACGAGCAGCGCGAGCGCGACGCGCTGGTCGATCGTGTCGCCGTCGACGTAGAGCCCCGTCGACACGTCGAGGGCGTAGTCGCGGGTCGCGCCGTCGAGCTCGAGCGCGCGAGGCGGCGTGCGCGTGGCCGGCGCAGCGCCCGCGGGCGGCACGAGGTCGGCGCCGAAGAGCGCGACGCCGAGCGGGGACGAACCGAAGCCCATGGGCACCTCGTCAGGGGAACGGGCAGGGAGGCGGGCCGAGCGACGGCAGCGCCGGCACGTCGAGCGGCAGGGCCGGCGTCGCGAGGCCGAACGGCGGCACCAGCGGGACGGGGAAGCCAGGCGGGCCCGGCAGCGGCGGCGCAGAGGGCACCGCGGGCACATCGAGAGGCAGCCCAGGCGCTGCGGGCGCGAACGGCGGGATGCTCGGCCCCGGGAAGCCTGGCGGCGACGGGAGCGACGGGAGCGCCGGCGTGGCGGGCAGCGCGAGCGGCAGGCCCGGTGTCGCGAACCCGAGCGGCGGGACCGCGAAGCCGCACGACACGGGCTAGAGGCCCCTCGTCATCATGGACGCGAGGCCCGTGGGCGCGGCGGGTGGCGCGGGGAGCGTGATGCCCTTGGGAGCGCACGCGGACACGGCCGAAGCCATCCACGCCGTCGCCTGCGCGATCCACGCGGCGAGCGGCGCCGCCATCGCGAAGCTCTGCGCGAGCGAAGGCGTCTGCGTTCCGAGCACGACCGCGCCGATGATCTGGACGTTGCCGTTCAGGCTCACGCCGTCGTCGTTCACCTCGACGTAGGCGTCGCCGTGCCGGTTGCGGAGCACCGCGGAGAACTTCCCGCCGGACGTGAGCGTGAGGCCCATCCCGGCGCCGTGGTCGAGTCGGATCGACTCTTGGCCTTCGGTCGCGACGTCGAGCGTCAGCGCGTGCGCGGCCGAGCCATAGGGGACGAGGGTCTGCCACGTGCCCGTCGAGCCGTAGAGCACGGTGCACGTCGGGCGCGCGCGCCCAGGCACCGGCGACGCGTAGAGCACGAGGCCGCCGGTCTCGAGCGGCGGAAGCAGCCCCGTCACGCGCGGGTCGCCGCAGATCCAAGCGTGCGTGCGGTTGCCCTCTCGCGCGGTCAGGACGTTGGCGCTGCCGCCGTCGTCGGGGTCTCGCGGCCGCGCAAGCAGGCCGAGATGGTGGTGCACCTCGACGTCCGGCGAGCCGATGGCGTCGTCGCCGAGCGGGTCGGCTTGCACGACGAGGAACCCGTCAGCGTCGATGCTCGTTGCGGTCGCCTCGGCGAGGTCCCAGCCCGTGAGCGCCATCGGTCAGTCCTCTCCGCTCGCGAACACGAGCGCGTCGGGGCGCAGCAACGTCAACTCGGTCTCGCGCCCGCTCGGGCCGCCGCGGTAGACGCACGACTCCAGGTAGAACAAGCCGTTGATGCCGAACTCGTCGTCCGCAACATGCACCACGGTGTCCGGCGTCCACACGGCGAGGCCGCCACCGACGAGCGACGGGGCGACGTGGCCCTTGACCGTGTACGTGAGCTGCCAGCCCGCGCGGATGCTCTCGGCGATCTTGCGGCGCGCGTAGAAGTCGGCCTGCGCGGCGGTCGCGACGTTGGCGTCGCGCACGACGAGCGGCCGGTTCATGGGCGCGAGCCACTCCGCCATCTCGGGGTCGACGAACGAATCCTTGATCTTGCTGCGCGCGAACTTCTTCCCGCCGCCGCGCGCGTAGACGACTGCCTCGGTGAATCGGTGTTGCGTCCGGTTCTGCCACCGCGCGCTCTTCGCAGTGACCTCGCTCCGCTTCGCGCCGCGGCGACGCGCGATGCGGTAGCACGCGGGCTGCTCGGCTGTCGGCGCGCTGAGCACGAACTCCGGCACGTCGCCACCGCTCGCGCCAGACCACAGGAACAGGCCGGCACGGTCGAGCTGGCGCTTGACGAACTCGTACTCGCGCTCGCCGAGCCTGGCCTGTACGGCGACACGGATCGCCTTCGGTGACGTGTCGACCTGCACCTCCGTCGCGTCGGTCGGTGGCGCGGGCGGCGCGATGCCGACGCCAGTGCGCACCTTGCGGTTCGCGTCGTTCGAGTAGGACAGCGTGTAGTCGCCGACCGTGCGCGAAAGCGCGCCCTCGACGAGATCGCGGAACGAGGCGTCCTTGATGCTGATCTCGCCGGTCACGTAGGCGTCGTGGAGCGGCGCGAGCGCGTCGCGGCCTTCGATCGTCAGCTCGGTCGCGCCAACCTCTCCCGACGCGATGAAGCCGTCGACCTGGCCAATGAACTGCAGCGTCGGGCCGATGTAGACCTTGCACTTCGAGCCCGGGCGCGCGAGCGGGAGGAGCTTGCGCAGAAGGTCGCCCGTGCCGAGCCGCACGCTCCACGCGGCCGGTTGCGTGAGCACGCCAGCGTGAACCTCGTACGATTCGCACACCATGACCTCGGCGCCGTCGAGCACGAGACGCACGCGGTCGTCCGGCTGCCCGTACGCATCGAGTCCGAAGGTGGCCATGCGCTACACGCCGGGGAGCACGAGCACGGTGCCCGGTAGGATGCGGAACGCGTCCTCGATCGGGTTCATGCGCAGGATGTCGACCCCGCGCGCCGTCGAGCCGAAGCGCGCCTGTGCCACCTGCCCGACCGTCATCGTGCGCGGCACGGTCCACAGGACCGGAGCGACCGACGTCGCGAGGAGGTTCGCGTGCATGCGGTTCGACGTGTGCCAAAGCTCGTGGACCGCATCGAGAAGGCGGTGGTTGACGGGCTTGTTGAGGATCGACACGGCCTTGTCGATCTGCGCGCAGAGCTGCGAGACCTTGCGCACGCGGGCCTCGAGCTGGTTGCCGACGAGTTCGACCTGGTCCGCGATCGCGGTGACGCTGTTGACGGCTGCGGCGAGCGAGTCGAACAGATCGGGCGTGCTCGGGAGCTTCTTCGCCAGCGCGACGACGGCAGCCATCGCGCTCGCGAGGTCGGTCGCTCCGACCTCGATGATGTCGCTCGGCGCGGACTCGTCGTCCTCGCGGAACTCGATCTCGACCTCTTCGCCGCTCGTCATCTTGGCGTCGAGCGTCGAGTTCCACGTGACGGCGTAGGCCTTGATCGTGCCGACGTTCGGCAGGCGCAAGTCGTCGGTCGTCTCGGCTTCCCACTTCGCGCGCAGCGCGTTCAGCGCGTCCGGCCAGAGAGGCTTCCTGTAGCCCACGGCCTGGTCGTAGAAGCACGTCGTGATCGAGAACGTGTAGAGCTTGCGCCCGAGCTTCTCCGGCGCGCCGCCGTCGGCGTGCGGGAACTCGTGCACGTGGTCGCGCACTCCGCCCTTGATCGCAATGCGCTTGTAGGGGAACTCGATGGCGCCGAACGCGCACTTCGGGAGCGATGAAGTGGCGCTCATGCGGGCTCGAATCCGGGCCGGAACAGGCCCGTGCCAGGCGCGCCGCCGCCGGGGCCCGTTCGGCCGCCCTGGTAGGCGTACGGCGGCGCCATCGAGAGCTTGTCGAGGTTCGTGACGGGGATGCCGCCGGACTGAATGCCGGCCATCACGGAGTGAATGCTTTCGAGTAGCGCGACCTGCTGGTTGAACAGGGCGAGCTCGCCCTCGCTCATGCTCGTGCCGCGCTTCGTGTCGACGACGGACCCAAGGCGCACCTCGGCGTCGGCGAGCGCCTTGCGCTTGCTCTCTTCGACGTAGCCCTTCGAGCGGATCTGGGCACGAGCGAGCGACAGAGCGTTGCCGGCCTCGGCGTCCGTCGAGAGGTTCGCGTTGTCCTCCTCGGCGCGCTTGCTCGCGAGCCAGTCGATCAGGAGCTTGCCCGCCTCCCACGCGACGACGGAAACGGCAACAACGGCGCCGGCTGCGCCGAGCGCGGTGCCGACCGTCTTGGCGCCGACCGCGCCAGCGGCTGCGCCGAGCGACTGCGACAACACCCTGTCGATGCCGGCGCGCATCGTCGACTCGGCCACGGCGCGCGTCACGCTCACGGCCATCGCTGCACCGACGGCCGGGAACGGGTTCGACGCCGCCCACCCCACGATCTTGCCGAGCGCGCCGGCCGCTTCGATGGCCTTCGGCGCGAGCTGCTCGAACTGCGGGAGCACCGTCTCGGCCATCGACGACGCCACGCGGTCGAGGTTGTTCTGAAACTTCTGCGCCTTCGCGGCGGCGGTGCGCATCGCCTCGGCGTTCGCGCGTTCGGCCTCGGCGCGGTCGAGCGACGCCTTCTTGAGCGTCGCGATCTCGTCCTCGACGGCCGCCTGCCCCGCGGCGCCGCCGCCGGCCTGGTTGTAGACGTTCGCGAAGCCGCGCACGGCACGCATGCTGCCGGCCGTCGAGAAGATCCCGCCGAGCGCACCGAGGTTGCCCTTCGTCTTGTAGATGGCCTCCTTGATGAACTCCTCGGGGGACTTGACCGCGGTCTTGCCCTTGTCGGCGTAGGGGTCGAGCCCGTACTGCGCGAGCATCCTCTGTTGCGCCTTGCTCGGCTTGGAGAGGTTCGTGGCGAACGACAGGATCGACGTCGCGGCCTGCGTCGCGCTCGCGCTGCCGCCGGCCTTGCGCGACTCCTGCGCCATGACGCCGACGAAGGCGAGCAGGTCCTCGCGCTTGCCCGCGAACTGGCCGCTTGCCGCGGCGAGCTTGGCCATCTGCGCGGAGAGATCCTTGATCTCGACGGCGCCCACCTTGCCCTGGCCGGCGATGGCGCGCATGACGTCGGACGTCGCCTCCATGCGCTGCGCGGCCGTGCCGGCGAAGCCCTGGTCGAGTGCCGTCGACACGCTCGCGGCGGCGCTCGCCATGTCGGTCAGGTTCGAGCCCGTCGCGTTCGAGAGCAGCGCGAGGTCGCCCATGATGGCGCGAGCGCCTGCGAGGTCGCCGGTGAGCCCGACGAAGGCGTTTGTGGCCTGCAGAATCTCGTCGGTCGATCGCGCGTAGGTGTCGGCCACGCCGCGAGCGGACTCGAGGATCGCGCGCGGGTCCTGCACCTTGCCGTTCGCGCCCTCGGCGCCCGGCATGAACCCCTGGTTGGACAGCGCGACGGCGGCGCGCTCCTGGCCGACCGCGCGGCCGATCATGCCGCCGAGGTTGAAGTCCACGCCGGCGCCGCGCGCCATGTCGCCCGCGAGGCCGACGCCGCCGCGCACCATCGAGTCGAGCGTGCGCGCTGCGCGCCACGACGCGCGCCGAGCGAAGAGCGTGGGGGCGCGGTCCGCCTCGCGCTGCATCCTGTCAAACTCGCGCGACTGCTGGGTAAGCTGCCGCTGGCGGTCGGCGGCCGCGCGGCGCTCGATGCGCGCGAGATCGCGCTCGCGCTTCTCGGTCGCTTTGACGATCTCCTCGCCCGCCTTCTGCGCGCCCTCGATGATGACGCGGTACGGGCCGCCCTTGCCACCGCCGGCGCCGCCCGAACCGCTCGCGCCGATCTGGACGTTGATGCCCGACAGCTCGCGCTCGATCTGCTTGCGCGCGTCGCGCGCGGCGTCGACCAGCGGCTTGAAGATCGACGAGGCGGAGCGCCCGAGCGACGCGGCCAGCGTGATGCGAATGGGCGGCATGGTTCAGCCCTCCCCGCGCAACGCGGTCAGGCACGCGGACAGGAGGCGGCGCACGCGCCCCGCAGCCACCTCGTCGAGCACGGCCCACGCGGCGGGGTCGACGACGAGCGCGGCGAGTTCGGAGCACTCCTCGGGCGTCGCGTGCGGCACCGTCGGCGAGGTCTCGAGGGTGAGGCGCTCGAGCTCGTCCCAGAGCATCCGCACGCCGGCGGGCGTCAGCGCGAAGCGGGCCCAGTCGTCCGGCAGTTCGTGGAACGGCGCGCTCTGGTCGTCGGGATTGCACGCGGCGCGCGCGACCGCGAGACGCATCTCGGCGTCCTCGTACGCGGCCACGCGAAGCGCGGCGGCATCGGTGCCGGTCTGCTTCTCCGGGTGTGCCTCCCACGCGATGCGCGCCGCTTCGGCGCGGGCCGTCTCGATGTCGCCCTCGGAGAGCAGGCGCAGCCCGACGGCTTGCACGGCCTGCGGGCGCTCGCCCTCCCACGCGCTCGCGTACGCGCTCGGCGGGAGCGCGGCGACACGCTCGGCGGGTCGCTTCGCGGGCGCGACGACTGCAGAGAAGGCAGGCACTCAGCTACCGCTTCCGGTCACGCTCGGTGCGCCGTTCGTGGGCGATGCGGAGTCCGTACCAGAGGGCGACTTGGCCGCGAGAGAGTTCCAGTACAGGCGCGCCAAAGTACGCATGAAGCTCCCGCGCGTAGCGGGCGCCCACCTCGCGAAAGGGGCGTCCGCGTCCGCCTCCTCGGCCGTGGCGAGCTCGTAGACCTTCGCGACGAAGGTGCCCCAGTCGAGGCCGTGCTCGCGCGGCGAGAAGCTCGCCTGCCACGTCGTCAGCGTCTCGTAGAGGTAGAGGATGCGATCGCGGTCGAGGTTCGCGAGGATCTGCGGCGAGCCGCCGTCGAAGAACGGCCTCGTGCCGTCGTCAGGGTCGACGCACGCGAGCGCGAGCGTCTCGACCGAGAGAGCGAGCTCGTAGATCGGCTCGCCCTCCTTTGGCTCGGCGACGCCGCGCGCCTGCGCGAACTCGCGCGCGCGCTGCAGCACCAGCGCTTCGTCCGCGCCGAGCACGGGGCGCAGATCGCACGCGAACGCCCGCCCCGCGATCGTCGTGCACTCGACGCGCCTGCGCGCGCGCGTGCCGGCCGCGATGAGCCCGAAGGTGCCCACGCGCTAGTTCTTCTTGGGCTTGCCGCCGAGGAACTTGAAGCTGCCGGTGTAGCTGCCGGTCTTCTGGTCCCACTTGAGGTCGGCGCCGGACATCTTGCCCTCTGCGGAGAGGAGCTTGCCGGCGTAGACGACCGAGAGCTTGACGTACTTCTGGCCGAGCACGATGTCGAGGACATCGCTCTTCATGCCGGCGACCGGGATGATGGTGTCGAACGTCGCGTCCATCGACACGACGCCGTCGGTCACGGCGATGACCTCGCCGTCGCCGATCTGCTTCTCGGCGCCGGTGTCGACGGTGACGGAGCCACCGCTGCACTCGGCCACCTTGTTGGACCCGACGTAAAGAGACGGAGCGCGGACGGTTTCCATGGGAGTCTCCGGGCGCCGCGAACGCGCGGCAGAAACGACGAAGGCCGCCAACGGCGGCCCTTGTGCGGTCGGTGAGTGGCTGTCAGCGCGAGCGCGTCAGTTGGCGCGAATCGAGACCCCGATGGAGTGCTGGTGCGGCAGCCGGAGCGTCGGGACCGCGCTCATGATGCGCTTGGCCGTCTCGTCGAACTCCGACACGGGCTGTCCCGCCGGCGTGCGCGTCGCGGTGAGGATGAGCCGCTCCTCCATGTCCTGGAGTCGCGCCGAGACCTGCGAGTTCCACCGCGCGGGCGTTGCGACGCCGGCGGGCGGGTCCTTCTCGTCGGACGTCGGGTTGCCCCGCACGTAGGGGTTCGCGCGCTTGTACGAGGTCGTCCAGAAGAGGTCGAGGTCGAGGTTCACGTAGTCGGGCACGACCGCATCCGCGACGTCGAGCGTGCGGTAGTCGGGCGTCGAGCCGTCGAGGCAGTGCGTCGTGATCGCGCGGACCACCTGCGCGCTCGTGATGTCGCCCTCGGTCGTGACGATGGGCGTCACGCCCGCGTCGAGCGCGGCCTGCTGTGTCGACCGGATCGCCCAGTCGGCGCGCTGCGACTGCGGCGCGACGCCGGGGAGCGTGACGTCGTCGAAGGTCGAGTTGGGCGTCGCCTGGTCGTACTGCACGCGGATCGCCGCCATGCTCGCCGCGACGGCGCTCGGGTGCGTCTCGCCGTAGAGCTGCCAGACGCACTGCATGCGCTCGGCGTTGCACGTCGTCTGCGCGAGGCTGCGCGCCGCGGAGAGCGTGCCGTTCGAGCCGAACACCGCGTGCTCGAGACGGCCCTCGAGCGGCCCCGCCTTGGCGACGAGCTGGGCCTTCACCTTGCCGAGGTTCGTCGCGTCGTTCATCGCCCACGCCTGGCGCTGGTAGGTGCCCGCGTAGAGCGTCGCGAGGAGCGCCGACACGTTCTCGGTGCCGCTGCCGCTCGACAGCGGCGTGATGCCGCCGGTGACGGCCGTGCCGCCCGCGAGCGCCGAGCCGCACCCGCTCGGGAGCTGCGAGGCGTCCTGCGCGACCATGATCTGGTTGCCGCGCGCGCCCTTCGTCTTGGCCGTGAGCGTCACGACGCCGGCCGTGTTGTTCGCCGTCACGGGGCACGCCGTCGTCGCGTTGACGGCCGTCTCGATCGCGTCGCCGGCGGCGGTCGCGTTGTCGGTGCCGAGGATCGTGCCCGTCACGAGCACGCCGCCGATGCGGTAGAGGAACGTGCCGGTCGTCGACCACGTGCCCGAGATCGTGATGGTGCCCGTCGCCGCGGCCGCGCCGTTCGCCTCCGTCGCGGTCGCGGCGTAGATGCGCACGCCCGGCACGCGAAGCGCGTTCGCGAGCATGCCGTGGAGCTCGCTCCCGACGCCCGCGGCGTTCACCGCGTCGGTCGCCGAGAGGATCTCGCGCACCTCCGTGTCGGGCGTGAGGTCGCCGTCCGACGAGATGCCGCCGACGCACAGGAGCTTGATCGGGATCGAGCCGATCGAGATCGCACCCGCGCCGTAGACCGTCTCACCGACGTAGCCAGGGACCTTGTCGGTCGACGAGAAGCCGAGAATCGTGATGGCCATGGGGTCAGGTCCTCACTTGCTGGCCGCGGCCGACGTCGGCGCGGGGTTGTCCTGCGTCGCCCACGCGGGCGGGGCGCCGTGCGCCTGCGCGTAGTGCGCGGCGGCGAGCGCCTTGGCGGCGGCGAGCGCCTTCGCGGGCTCGACGAACGGCACGCCGAGGGCGTCGGCCGAGTCGCGGTCCGCGGGGAACACCTCGCCGCACGCGACGCGCTGGCGGTGGTACGCCGTGTCGTGCACCGTCACCGGCTCGGCCGAGAAGGTCCACGTGGTCTCGAAGAGGCCCGCTCCGCGCGGGTCGCGCACGGGGCGCCCGGCCGGGTCGACACCACCGAAGCGCACGAGCGTCTTGGTGGTGCGCTTCGCGCCGATGTACCGCTCGGCGCCGCCGGCCGTGTCGGGGTCGAGCGGCACCGCGCCGCTCGGGTTGCCGTTCTCGTCGAGCGCGCAGAAGGGATTGGCGACCACGCGGAGCGTCCGCGTGCCGGGAGCGATTGCCATGGTGTGCCTCTCAGGAAGTCGGAAGGTCGACGGACTCGATCGCGGAGCCGTCGTCGCGCGTCAGCGTCAGGAGCGGCCCGTGGCCGGCGACGTTCTGCGCGGTGAATCGAGCCGTGTTCGTCGTGTCGATCGTGTACTTCTCGACGATCGAGAACGTCAGTTCCAGCGCGTCGTAGTTGCGCGTCTCGCCGCCGCCGGCCATCTGGATCGGGAGGATCGAGTCCTTCCAATCGTCGAGGTGAAGCCACGTCGCGCCCGTCATCGCGAGCAGCGCGGAGCCGTGCCCCGCGTACGCGCCGAGCCCGGCCGAGAGCGTGCCCGTGGCCCCGGCCTGCGGGTCGACGTCGATGCTCTCGACGGCCGTCGCGTCGTAGCTCGTGGTGAACGTGTGCGGGACCGCGGCGACGGTGAAGCTCTGCGCGCGCGCGAAGCCGAGCCGGTCGAGGTAGTTGACCGTGATCGTCGACCCGGCCGTCCACGCGTCGGCGTCGCCGCCGAGCGTGAGCGTGACGGGCCGCGGAGGCGACACCGTGCTCGCGCCGATGGCGCCGTCGAGCGCCGCGCCGGAGTACGTGGCCGGGCTCGTCGGCGTTGCGTGCGACAGGCGCACGGCGGCGGGGGCCGCGGCGAGCGTTGCCGAGGTCGGCGACGCGTCGCCCGACCACTGCCAGGCGGGGTCCGCGCCGCGCGCGATGGCCGCCTGGAGCAGCCGCACGACGCCGTTCGTGATGTTGTCGCGGACGCGCTGCGTGGCCTGCTGCGCTGGCGGGAACACCCACCACGCCGTGATGGTGTCGCGCGAGATCGCCCAGTCGTCGGCGAGCCACTCGGCCTTGCCGCGGGCGCGCGTCACGTAGAGCGCGGGGAGGTCGCGCTCGTTGAACACGTAGTCGGTCGGGTCGTGCGTGAACGTCTGCCTCACGCACGGCATGCCGGGCGCGACCGACTGCCACGCGGTCGTGCCGTAGGCGTTCAGGATGGCCGCGCAGAAGCTCGACAGCGGCCCGAGCGCGGCGTCGCCGGGCTGGTGGCCGGCGGACGGGACGACGAGCGGGAGCTCGAGCGCGCCGAACCGGTCAGCCATCGGCCACCGCCTGCGCGCGCGCGATGCCCACGTCGATTTCGCGGAGCATGACGCGCTCGGCCTTGATGTACGCCGCGCCCATGTAGCCGTCGCCCTTCGTGCCGGGGTGCTTCACGATGCGCGCGAACACGACGCGACCGCCTGCCCCGATGAAGCGCAGGAACTTGCCGCGGCCAGCGCCGAAGCTCACACCGCGGACCTTCTTGCCGGTCACGCGCGAGCGCGGCACGACGTAGCGCCCGGCGCCCCAGTGGTAGTCGAGCGGCTTGATGAGGTGCGGGCGCGTGCCCGCGTCGAGGTAACTCGCGTAGTGCGCGTCGCTCGCGACGATGCCTTCGGCGCCGACGGTCGTGAGCCCGGTGATCCAGCCGCGCGTGAGGCGCTCGGCCTCACCGCTGCGGTTGCGCCACGTGCGCGCGCGCAGCGCCTCGGCGGGCGCCTCGACCACGGCCGCCTGTACGGCAGCGCGGCAGCCGGCGGAGAGCTCGCCGTCGATGGCCGAGAGGCAGCGCTCGAGGTCGGAGAGGTCGATCTCCACCGAGACGTCGAGCATGGTGCCTCCGTGTCAGAACAGGCCGGTGCCGTCGGCGAACCATTTCGCCTGGGGCGTCGGGTTCGCGGGGTCGCCGGACCGAACCGTTCCGCCTTCGTTCTTGGCTGGCTCGGGCGTCGACACGACGTCGAGTCGTGCCTTGCCGGTGCGGAGCGCGTCGAGGTCGGCGTCGAGCGCCTTCTTGAGCGGCTCCCAGTCGCGGCGCACGTACTCGGGGTGCCGCTTGGCCGCGTACATCTCGGCCGCGTCGAGGCAGAGCCGCACGATTTCGTTCGGCGGGTTCGCCCGGCACGCGACGAGATCGTAGATGCCGCGGAGCGCGCGCCCCTCGACGTAGCTTTCGGCGTCGAGAATGAGGCGCGCGATCGGCCCCGTGTCCGCGGTGCCGTTGTTGTCGTCGTCGTAGATCGCGCGCACCGTGGCCGCGGAGAGGCGGTCAGCGACGTCGCTCTCGTCGATGTAGTGGCTCATGGGGCCTCGACGGGCTCGAACGCACCCGGTAGCGACCCGACGTCGGCGCGGCTGAACGACCCCACCTCGCCGGCCCGCCACTCGGTGCGCGTCGCGCCGTCGAGTGCGGTGCCGCTGGCGACCACGTTCGGCGCGACGACGCGGTGAAGCTCGAGACCGGCGAGCGCAGGCGCCGGTGCGTCGTCCGCCTCGGGCGCGATGGCCTTCGGCGTCGACACGTCCGGCGCAGCGTGGTCCGAGACGGCCGGAGCCGCCCTGCGCTCGCGGTCTCGACGGCTCACGAGATGGGCGTGGTGAGGAGGAACGCCGTGTCGTTCGCGACGACCTTGTAGTCCTCGCTCACGGTGACCTTCGCGTAGAACCCGCCCTTCTTGCCGGCGCGCGGGTCGAACCACTGGATCGTGTACGGCGCGCCGTGGCGGAACGTGTAGCCGAACGACGCCGTGCGGATGCTCGGGCGACGCGCGACGCGCGCGATGCCGAAGCACTTCGTCCAGATGCGGCTGTAGCTCGCCGACTGGCCCTCGTTCGCGGTGTCCTGGCGCGCCTTGCCGACGAGCAGCTTCGACATGCCGAAAAACGACGCGATCATCTGCGCCGACGCGAGGCCCGGCGTCATGCCGCCGTACTTGAACAGGTCGAGGATCGCCGGGTGCCGCGACAGCACGAGGAACGTGTCGTAGTCGGTGAAGCCGACGAGGTCCGACGGGCCGCGGCCCTGCCAGATCTCCTTCATCGCCGACTGGATGTCCTTGATCGGGTTGCCGCCGCCGGCCGTGTCCCAGCGCGAGCCCGCCGCGACCGCGCTCGTGTTCGAGCCGTAGTTCCCGGCCGTGGTCATCACGGTCGCGATGCGCTGCTCGCGCTTGAACGCGATGCCCTCGTTGATGGCCTCGACGAGGTCCACCATCTCGTTCAGCGGCGCGTCCTGGTTCTCGATCGTCTCGCCGTCGACGTAGTTCTCGAAGCCGCGCGCCGCGCACGCGTAGGAGTCCGTCGAGCGGCCGTCGCTCACCTCGTTCGCCTGGCCGCGCGCGCCGAGCGTGTCGTCCGGGTACGCGATGCGCGAGCGCTTGTCGTACTTGTAGAAGACGTCGCTCTTCTTGCCGACGGGCGCCACCGGCAGGAGCTGCTCGCCGATGTACTCCTCGTTCGCGTACTGGACCGAGATGGTCGAGAGCGTGGCGTTCTGGTGGACGGTCGTCGGACCGACGTCCTTGAGGCGGAGCAGCGCGTCGTTGTCGCGCTTCACCGCCGCGATCTCCGACGGGTCGGCCGAGAAGAGGGCGCCCTTCACCGCGCCCATGAACCGCTCGTAGGAGATGCTCTTCTCCGAGCGCTGGGACTTGACGATGTCCGCGTAGCTGAGATCCGACATGGTTGTCTCCGAGCCAGCAGCGGACTCGGCGCCGACTGGCGCCGTCTGCGTGCGTGGCAGTAGGCTGTTGGGGGGGGTGTGCGTCAGGCCTTGACGCGCGAGTTGAGGCCGATGGCGACGCCGATGACGTCGCCGGCGACGCCCGTCTGCATCGCGACGCCGATCGTCTCGACGGCCGTGGTGCCGCCGCCGTTCGCGGCCGCGTCCGTGACGCCGTCGCTCACGACGACCTGCTTCTTGCCGCGGGTCGTGCCGCCGGTGCCGACGACCATCGGGACGATGGGCGCGAAGAGGACGACCTGGACCTTCGCGCCGGCCGCGAACACCGTGCCCGGCGTGCCGAGCGCGACGCCGACCACGAGATCGCTCGACGCGCCCGGGTCCTTGATCGTCAGGTCGTCGCTGTCGAAGATGACCGTCTTGCCGGCCGTGACCGTCTGCGCGGCCGCGACCTCGAACGTCATGATGTGCGCGAAGTCGAGCTTCTTGAGTGCCCTGGTGGCCATGACTGGACTCCTGGCCGCACAAAACGCGAAGGGCGCCGATTGGCGCCCTCACGACTGCGGCTGTAGGTGAGAAGGGTTGGTGTGACGTCCCCGGTCAGGCCGAGGGCTACTGCGCCACGCGGCGAGCGACCGCCGCGCTGAGATCGTCGCCGCTCGCGGCCGCGTCGGACGACGCCGCGAGGCGCTTGCCGACGATGGCCGCGAGGCCGTCGCCCGCGGGCGCCGACGCGGCGGGCGGCGGGGCCTTCTCGGGCTGGACGATGGGGCCGCCGAGCAGCTCGAGCGGCGCGCGCTGCGCCACCATGCGCTCGAACAGCGGCCGGTTGCTCTTCGCCAGCTCGACGAAGTCCTGCTTCTCGGCCGGCGTGATCTTCACGCCGACGAGCGCCGAGACCTCGGTCTCGACGAGCGAGGACTCGAGCTCCGCAGCCTTGGCCGTCGCGGCATCGCGCTGAGCGACGAGCGCCGCGTTCTGCGACTCGAGCGCCTTGCTGGTCGCCTCGGTCGCGCGCAGGGTACGCAGCGCCGCGGTGAGCGCGGACTTCTCGCCCGGCTCCATCGCGAGGCCGAGCGCCTCCTTGCACTCCGCGATGCACTCCTCGCACCGCGCGACGACCGCCTCGCACGCGCCCTTGACCTCGTCGTCGGAGCCCGTGGCGCAGATGCCGATCGCCTTGGTGCACTCGTCCGCGACGAGCTTCATGGCGGCCGCGGCGATCTCCTTGCTGCTCTTCGTGTTCATGGAAGCTCCCGTGCTCGCGCCAGTCGTGGCGGGCGGGTTGGGGGTGGCCTTCGGCGCTGCCTTGGCGCGCGCCGTCTCGATCGCCTTCGCACGCTGCTTGGCGAGCGCCTCGGGGTTGGCGCCGATGGGCGTCACCGAGATCTCGTACAGCTCGTTCTTCGCGAGCACCGTGACGTCGACGCCGTCGCGCTTCTCGGTCCGCACCTCGTGCGGGTCGAAGCCGACCGAGACCGCGCGGAGCACGCCCTCGCGCACGCTCTGCCACACGTTCTCGGCCAGCGGGTTCGCCTTCTCGGACGCGAACATGAGCGTCGCGACGAGCTCGCCGTTCTCGACCTTGACGTTCTTCGCCTGGCCGATGGGCAGCTCGCGCGACTGATGCGCGAAGAGCACCACGGGGTTCTTGAGGTAGCGGCTCAGGTCCCAGTCCTGCTCGACGATCTCACCGTACGAGTCGATGGCGTCGGTCGAGCAGACGAAGTCCGCCTCGCGCAGCGGCTCTCGGATGGCGCGGATGTGGAGAGATCGCTCGTGGAGACCGATCTCGTCTCGTACGGCAACGGCGGCGAGTCGAAGGGTGGGCATGCGTCGTGTGCCGCGGTGCTACGCGGCCTCCTTGTCGGCCTTGCCATCGGGGGCCTCGTCGAGATCGGACAGGTCGACGTCGACGTCGCCGAGACAGGGCTCGTCGCCGCTCGGCTCGGGAATGCCGGCGCGGTCGCGGACCCAGCGCTGCGGGATGCGCGCACCGGCGTCGCGGAGATGCTTGACGCCCTGCCCGAACGACACGAGGTCGACGGCGTCGTCGGTCAAGAAGCGGAACTCGGGGATGGATGCGCTCGGTCCGAAGTTCAGGCGCACGAGCGGGGCGATGAGGTCGCGGCGGATGGTCGCCGCGAGCGCGACGGCGTCCGCCTCGCGGATGTCCTTGCGAACCTCGTCGTGGACCTGCCCGAGCGAGCGGGCGCCGCGCGCGCCGGCCTCGGTCGTGAGCGTCTGCCCGAGCACGGCCTTGCTGATCTCGGCGCCCATGAAGGCCGCGAGCTCACCGTGCGTGCTGCCGCTCGACGGCGAGTTCTTCGGCCACTCGACCTGCACCTCCGTCGTGTCCGGGTAGACCGCGACGCCCGACGAGCTCACCGCGTCCAAGATCGCTTCGAGGTTGTCGATGTCCTCGACGCTCGCACCCTTCTTGTACTTGCCCGTGCGCCACGGCTTCCACGCCAGTTCGGCGAGCGTCATCCAATCGCGGATGTCCCAGTTGCGGAACAGCGCGGCCCACATGAGCACGCGCACGAGGCCCTCGCGGCACGGGACGTCGCCCGTGATGCGCGGCTGGTGCTGGATGAAGCGCCCCGGGTAGGCGCGCATGAGGTCGACGCCGGTACCGGTTCCACCGCTCGCGTCCCACCATTCCAGGCGAGAGGTCGTGAGCGAGTAGCGGAAGCGGCGCGGCGAGATCTTCGAGAAGCCGACCGGCACGATGAAGTCGGCCGACGTGCGCGTCAGCATCGTCTCGACGACGTTGTGCCCGTAGTAGACGGCGCCGTTGAGGTGCGCGATCGCGTCCTGGAACCCCACGAGATCGCCGGCGAGGCCGGCCGGCGCGATGGTCTGCCGGAGCGCGTCGTCGACGAAAGCCGCGATGCGCGCGTCCTTGGCGAGTGGCTTCTTGCGGCCCGGCTTCTTCGCTGGGGCGATGGCCCAGTTGAGCGACGCCACCGCGCTCTCGCGCGTGTAGAGTGTGCTCTGCAGGTGGCAGTCCTTCTGCCTGGCCTCGTTCGCGAGGTCGACGAGGCGCCACATGTAGCCGACGTCGGCCTCGCGCAGAATCTCCGAGACCTGCGCGGGCGTGACGTTGCCGCCGATGCGCTGGATCTGCAGCGACAGCGGCAGCGGCCGGATGATGGGACTCGCCGACCCGCTGTAGGTCGAGGCCGCCGGCGTGGGCGTGCTCCCGAGCGCCGAACGGAGGCGGTCCCAGATGCCCATGGTGGACCTCAGGCCCAGCGCGACGGCGCGAGACGGGGCTTGCCGCCCATCGCGAGGATGGTCATGGCCGTCGTCCCCGTCGCGTTCGTCACAGCGTCGACGCGAAGGAACACCTTGGCGCGGCCCTCGACGCGAACCTCGTAGAGCGAGGTCCCGTTCAGCGCGGGCGTCTTGGCGCTGGCCGCCGCCGCGAGCGTCACGCCATCCGGCGCGCCGACGAGGAGCTTCTTCCAGCGCGCGCCGTCGGCGGCGGCGTCGTCACGCACGAGCACCTCGAGCGCCGCAGTCGGGCCCGAGCCACCAGCGATCTCGACGCCGACCCACAGGGTCTGAAACCCGAGGCAGTTGATGCCGTCGTCGGGGTCGATGTTCGCGTCGGTGAGCGTCGCCGAGTCCGCGGCGATCTCGCCCGAGATCGTGCGCACCGCCGCGAGGCGGTCGACGCTGAGTCCGGTCGGGCGCGCCATGGTCAGCCGACGATGACGTAGTCGTGGACGCTCACGTCGGTCGCGACGGTCGTGCCGTCCGCCGCGGCGATCGCGGTGACCGTGAACGCGCCCGTCCCGGGGCCGCCGACGGTCTTGCCGGTGACCTTGTGCTTGTCGCCGAGCGCGCCGGCGCCGGGCGCCGTCATCTGCAGCAGGATGCGTGACGACGCGGTGATCGTGATGCCGGTGTTGATCGTCTTGGTGCCGCTCACGAGCGTGAGCGTCCCGCCCTGGTTCTTCGCCGCGGGCTGCGCAGCGTCGGCGATCGCCTTCACCTCGGCGAGCGCGGCCTCGACGTTCGTCGCCGTGTAGAGCGTGCCGGCGTCCTCGATGGCGACGAGCGCCGCGCCCTTGCCGTTCGCGCTCGACGCGAGGTCGGCGTTCAGCACCGAGAGCGCGAGCCAGCGTCCCGTCGAGGGGCTGTCGTCGGGCACGAGCACGGAGCCGGAGCCGGCCGTCGAGCTCGCCGCGTTGTAGGTCCACAGCGTGCCGCCGACGACCTGCACGACCATGCCGTCCTGCCGGTCCTCGGCGGGGATGGCGGTGACGGCCGCGGTGGACGCGACGGCGGCGTGGATGCGGAGCGCGACGGCGCGCGAGAGGGTCTCGCCCTGGGGAGTGGCCATGGCTGTTCCTTCGGTGTGCGCGCGAGCGCGCTGTAGAGGCGGACCGCGGCAGGGAGGCGCACCCGTGCACGGGCCGCCGCGGTCCTGGGGAAAGGACGGGCCACATCGCTGTAGCGCCGCCGGCCTTGAAGCCGGAGGCCCGCGACGGGCCAGGCACAAGCACCGGGGTGCGGCCCTCGCGGCGAACCGCGCGTGCTCGGGGCCAGACACGACAGCGCCCGACGTCGGAGGAAGGGACGGCGTCGAGCGCTTGGGGTCACCGGGTGGACTTGAACCACCGGCCTGCGGCTTATGAGGCCGCCGCGCTACCGGGCTGCGCCACGGTGACAGATCGGGGCGGCCGGCGCCCCGTGGCCGCTCGCGTCTCCCCGTAGGGCCCGTGCGACGCGGCGTCGCTGGTCTGCGCTTGCGGCGCTGCCAGCATGCCTAACGTATCGCGCGCGCGGGGGATTGCGAGCCGCTCGTATGCTGAAATGCGCCGCGCGGTGGGCTTGTTTCTAGGACGCTTTGCGCCTCGCGTGCTGTTTCGTTCTGGCCCGTTCCGATGGTCCTTGCCCGCGCGCTTCGCGGAGCGCCTCGCGCTGTCGGACGTGGACCGCGTACGGCACGAGGCCCTCGTACCGCCACTGCTCGATGATCGCGCGCGTCGTGACGAGTGCGCCCGCGTGGTCGATCCACGCGAGCAGCCGGCGAGGGTAGCCGGGGTGCGTCCACCGCATCACAGAGTCGGCGCACGCGTGCAGCGCGTCGGCGATGGCCTTGACGCCGATGACGAGGTCGCGCTCGTCTGCGGTCGCGGGGTGGCGCGCAACGCGGGCCTCGAGTTCGGCCACGCGCGCGCGCAGGGCGTCGGCGTCTTCGCTCATCCGATCGTCTCCTCGCAGGCGACGCGAACGGCGCCGCGTCTGCCGACGGTTCCAATGCGCGCAAGCGCGCGGCGCTGCCGGCGCGGCGAGCCGAGCAGCGCGCGCACCATGGCGGTCCACGCGGCGTCGTCTTCGGGCGTGCACACCCGCTCGATGTGCACCGCCATCGTCGTCGGCACCATGAAGCCCACGATGGCGTCCGCGTCGACGCCGGCAGACGACAGCGCACCGTGCACCTTCGCGCGCATCTCCTCGGCGACGTCGCCGTAGTCGATGCTCCACGTCGCGTCGTGGATGGCGATCTCGCGGCCGCCGATGAAGAGGCGCGGGCGCGGCGCGTTCACGGCCTCACCTCTCGCGCGTACACCACCTCGCACACGAGCCCCGGCACGCTGTCGGACGGTTCCATCCCGCGCAGCGACAGCGGCCGTGAGCCAACCTGCGCAAGCGCCGCGATCCATCGTTGCTCACGTTGCTCGGCTTGCATGCGCCTTCGCGCGAGGCCGGCCTTGACGCTGCGGCGGCTCACGGCCTCACCACCTCTCGCCACGCTTCCCACGCCGGCTCGAACAGCCGCTCCGCGGCGCGCAGCACGCGCGCGATCGTCTCGCGCTTCGCCTTCGTCTGCGTCACGCACTGGCCGGTGAGCCACGCCTCGCGCGTGCGCCCCGTCGTGGTCGCCGCGTCGACGACGATGCGCGTCAGGAGCGCGACGCCGTAGAGGTCGCCGAGCAGTCGCTTCGCCTCGGCCGGCGGGCGCTGCGGGCCGTACGCGGCCGCGAGCACCGCGACGTGCTCGGACGTGAGCCGCCCGAGCTTCGCGCGGAGGTCGCGGTGCCGCGTCGTCGCGCGGATGCGTCGGTCCGTCATCGCGCGATCGGGTGCGCCGCCACCGCCGCCCTCATGCGGCTCGGTCCCCGCGGAGCGCCGGCCCATGGCGGCCTCGGCCTCGCACCAGAACCAGCGGAGATCGTCGCAGGGCGGCAGCGTCACTCTCATCAGTTCCACCTCCACCTTTCGCCGCACACCCTCACCGCGAACAGCGGCCGCCCGATGTAGACCTCGACGCGCTCGGCGCGAATGGCGTCGGCGGCCGCCGCGACCCGCTGCTCCGTCTCGCGTCGCTCGGACTCACGGTGCGCCTCGAACGCCGCGACCATCTCCGCAAGCTCCGCCATCTCCCACGCCTCGACGAGCCCGGTCGTGCCGCGCGTGAACAGCTCGCGCGCCGCCTCGCACGGGTGTCGCAGCGCCCAGCGGAGGAGCGGGAGGAGATCGGCGCGGGTCATCGCGGCATCCTCTTGTTGCGCTCCCGCACCCCGATCGTCTCGTCGCCGCGCCGCCACGCGCGGACCGTCCGCCACCCCCGCAGCCTGCGCGCCGTCGGCACGCACGGCAGCCCCGCGGCTCGCGCGAGGAGCCACCGTTTGGCGTCGCTGCGGCGGCGGAACGTCGGGTTCGGGTATGGCTCACACACGGGCCGCCATCGACCGTCCCTCAGCATGACCTGGTGGAACCGGTCTTCACCGATGTGCAGCGCGGCGAAGTGCCACCGTTGCGACCACCGCACACGCCCGCTCACGGCTCCCCCAGCGCGGCGAGTGCGGCCTTGAGCGCCTTGCGGGCCTCGCGGCCTTCCTTGCGCGCGGCCTCGTGCGCCGCCTTGGCCTCGGCCACGACCGACGTATCCAACGTGAGCCGGCCCCACCGCGCGGCGCGGTACTTGTCGTTCGCGACGCGGTACACGCGCTCCGCCTCGCTGGCGCGCTGCGCCGCATCCGCCACCGCGATGAGCTTCGGCACGTCGGTGTGCGCAGCGGCAGTGAAGCGCGCGTTGGCCTCCGCCTCGTACGCGTCGATGCTTTGCGACGCATTCCTAGTGGCGGCGCACGAAATGGGGCAGTACGCGACCTCCGCGATCGACTCGACGCGCTGGCCTCGCACCACCCACTGTCCCGGCGTCGCTGCCTCGCACCGCGCCCGCATCGCGGCGAGTGCCGCCTTCACCTTGTCGTCGTGCATGCTCCCTCTCCTCGCGGCCAGTGCGTCGAGACGTACACCCGACGCACTGGCCCACCGTGTCACGCCACGATGTCGGCCTCGTCGCCGTAGCCGTAGCCGGAGCCGTCGCCGTCGCCGTAGCCGGAGCCGTCGCCGTAGCCGGAGCCGTCGCCGTCGCCGTAGCCGGAGCCGTCGCCGTAGCCGTAGCCGTAGCCGTCGCCGTAGCCGTAGCCGTAGCCGTAGCCGTAGCCGTCGCCGTAGCCGTAGCCGTAGCCGTAGCCGTCGCCGTCGCCGTAGCCGTAGCCGAGCGCGGCCACATCCGCCTCGCTGCCCCTCAGGAGCGCCACGGCGCGGCCTCCCACGCGGTCACGGC